AAATATAGTCCTAGCATTGTCGGCGGCATCAAATGCGGCTTCTTTGTATTCCTTGAATGCGTCAGTCCATCCTTCGGCCCATGTTTTTGCTGTTTCTACTTGTTCATCGGCTTCGTCGTCCATAAATTCAAGTGCATTAGCGGCCTTAACATATTCATCTTGTAAGTACGAAATAAATTCAGATGCTTTTTCTTTATTGATAACGCCTTTATTCGATGCTTCTATAACTCTAGCAACTTGTTTGTTGTAATCATCCCACAACTTAATAGATGGGTCTATCACACCTTCTAATTCTTTCATTTCCTTTTTAAGTTCTTTGATTTCAGCAGTATCAACTTTAATTGGGTCTTTTAATAAGTTTCTAAAAAAGTCAAGTGTTTCTGTATCAATGTCAGGCGGTGTTGTGTCTATTAAGTCTTTTAGTTTTACATGCTTGAACCTTCCAATAACCGACTGTGTTTTATCTAATTCTGCGGTTATCTGTTTAATATCGGTTGCTGTGTTTTTTAAATCATCCTCAGTTGTTAATAGCCATTTAACACCTTCGTAAATCCCCCAAATAGCAGTCGCTATAAGTGCCGCTTTTCCTGCAAATAAAGCAAGAGGTGCTACTGCTAATCTTGCCCATTTACCAACCTTCATAAACCAACCACCCATATTTGCTAATTTAACTGTCCAATTACCGCGTAACACTTCTGCAAGTCCTCGCCAAGCCTTCATTTGGTCTAAAATCTTCAGCGTTCCAAATGCTATTGCAAGACCTTTGATATTTTCGACAATTCTCGATAACGCAACACCAAACCCTTCGATTGAATCTGCAAGTTTTTGTATATTTTTCTCGTTAGCCGCCCAGCCCGACAGAGATTCGGAAATCTCTTTAATCTTTGGTGCTAACTTACCTGCAACTTCTATTGATATTGCTTCAAACTGTTTTCTAACTTTAAGCCAAGCGTCGTTTGCTTCTGTTGCGGTTTGAATTGTAGATTCATCAACTATAATGCCCAATGCTCGTGCTTCTTTACGCCATTCTCTAAACCCACCAATACCATCTGTTAGCATGTTCACCATTTGCGCACCTTCCATGTCGAAGGCGGCTACTGCTAGTCTTAGTTTTTCTTGTTCACTACTAGCGCCAGCAATTGCAGTCATGTAATCCATGAATACAGAATTAATGTCACGCATACTACCGTCTTGGTTCTTGAATTCAATACCAAGTGCTTCTAAGTCTTTTGCTAATACACCAGAACCGTTACTTGCTTCACCAACTCGTCTACTGAATCGCTGTAATGATGTGTCTAACTGCATAGCTGACATACCTGCTAACTCAGCGGCATATCTAATTTCTTGTAATGCACTTATAGCAAAACCTGTTTTGTTTGCTACTTTACCTAATGCATCGGCGGCAGCAATATTGTTTTTAACAAAATTTACTGCTAATGCGGCACCTGCACCTGTTATTGCGGCTTTAAGTGCTGTAAACGATTTACCTGTTTTTTTGGCTTGTTTGTGTGTATCGTTTAGTTGTTTTTTTGTGTTCTTTAATGTCTTTAGTGCGCTGTTCGCTGAGAGACTTAACTTATATTTTATATCAGCCATGCTTCTTTACCCATTTTTTTACACGTTTATTGATGTAGTCTGTTGTAGGATCAGTCATACCTAATGGTGCTTGACTGCTTCGTCCTTCATCTAGTCCTTCATCGGGTCCACTAAACGTTGCATAGTCATAATCTAGATGAATATCATCACCTATTTGTTTAGTGTTTCTTCGTGCATTACCTGTTTTATAAGGTGTTATTGATTTTAAATAGTCGTAAGCATCATCAAGAATGTCTGGAAGTTCTTTGATCATTCTATCTAGATTTTTGTCGAAGTTATCTTTATATACAACTTTACTCGCCATGTTTAACCTGCTTAACTATTGACTCAAGTGTATTTATATCATACTGATCACTAACATTCTTTGAGTCCTTTTTATGCTGGTATTGCTCAAAACTTAATGCAACATCCATTACATATAAGTCAAGAGTATTAGCATTTTCTAAAATATAACTGGGTAATTTACTATATCGGGTAGCTAATGTGTCCAACATTAAAACAGCACTTAACTCCGGACTTTCTGGAGTTAATTCCGATTTGGTTACTTTCCCAAAGTTTCAACAACCCTACTGATTACTTGTATCATTACTGCATTCGGTAATGTTGCGCCATCATCGAGAATCTTGTTGCCATCTTCGTCGAATATTAAATCCGAAACTGTATCCATCATTAGTTCGAAGTTCTCTGCATCTGCATTTGCAAGTTTTACAAAGTTTTTAATAGGTTGTCTATCCCATGTGTAAAACTCTAATGGTTCATCATATAATTCAATAATTTCTTTTGAATCTACTTCTACTTTTACTAGTTTTGGTTTATCTGCTAAGTCTGCTAATTTCATCTGTTAATCCTTTCTTTTAAAAAATGTACAAGTGCAAGTCCAAATCCTAATCTAGATGTTATTTTGTCAACTGTTTTTTCAACATCATCTAGTTCGTTCTTTGACTTTGCTATTTCTGCTTCAAGTGACTGAAGCAATTCTTCATCTGTTAAATCTTCAAATCTCATCACTCGAAAAGGGGACATGTAGTCCCCTCGAGGGTTTATAAACCTAAGGTTTACGAACCTGCTGTAAAGCTACCTGAAATATCAATAGTAACTGGTGTTACCCAAACTGGTGCATCAGGATTAACAGTTGGCGAAAGCCCTGTAATATAACCTGTTGCAGTTATATAGTTTCCTGAAGTACCTTGGTACCACACTTTAATATCGATTTCAGTTTTATCATTACTAAGTTTCCAAACACCATCTGCTACTGCTTCTGATCCACCTGAATCACCATGCCAGTCATCTGGGTCAAGTACCATATTAAATGTTACTTGGTTTGTTGCTGTAGTTGATACTGCGTATTCACTTGTTGAGTCTAGTTGTTTCCAACGAAACTGTCCATTACTATTATTGATAGTGATATCTTGCAAACCTGCAATTCTGATAATGTCTGTTCCAACAGTACCAGTTGATAGTTCGCCAGCATATGCGATATCAATAGTAGCAAAGTTACCTGTGCCTGCTACATTTATATAAGCCACATTATTCTCCTATGTTATTTGCGCAAAACGATACAAAATATTTGTAACAATTGCATCATCGTTAAATGATGTTTTAACATCAACTTCTCTTTCGTAAGCATCTGTTATCAATGCAGTGTTCTTTGCATCAATTAAAATATCTTTAACTGTATCGTAGTCTTGCGGTAAAGTTTTAGCATCGTTAACGACATATAAATTAACTTCAGTGATCTTTCTAACAACATCGCTGCCATTTAAAATCTCTACTAAAGTTTCTTCATCTGTTTGTGCTTCGTCAACATATATTACCTTTGGATTTAGTTCGTAAAGTTGATTATCATCTTCTGACCAAGGTAGTCTCTCACTTAGTTTGTAAGCTCCTAAGTCCTGTGTCTTTAGATGTTGTATAATCGAATCTCTCATCGTTCTAAATGCAAGTTTGGTAATGTTTGATTATGTATTTCAGTAGCTTCAATTGTACCATCGTCATCTTTGTCATACCAATCAGCATCAACTAATAGTTCTTCAAAAATGTCGTTGTACAAACTTCTGTAGTACCTAATCTTGTTAAGTCCGTCACTACCTTCTTCAAAGTGAGATAATCTAGGTAAAATGTATGTGTACATTGCAAAGTAAACACACATATCACTAAAATCGTCTTGTCTAGCTATAATTTTATCTTTGTCTAGATCTGGACGCAGTACAGAATACCCACTAACTGTTTCCCACCAATCAGTGGCTTTAAGTTTTGTAAGTATTCTGTCTGTACTTCTCTTAAGAAAGTTTATTATGTCGTATTGCGAAATGCCTTCATGTTTAGCAAACAAACGTTCATCCATGTTTACAACATCTTGATAGTTTGCAAAACTTGTGATTGTACTGTTCTCTGTTATGAAGGACATATCTATATACCTAATTAAACGTTAACTAACTGGATACCACGAGTTGCGTCAACAACACCAGCGCCACCAGCCATGTGTGCTACTAAGTCGTAACCCATAGCCGCTAAACGAGGCTCAGCATCAATGCGTAAAGTTTGACCAATTGCTAAACGAGCCGCGTCTTTACCAAAGATGAAACCTGAATGTCCACTAGGAACTAAAGCTGATTGGAACATTTGCACACCTGCAAAAGTACCTACATAACCGTTACGCAATGCTTCAGTTTGGAAGTCACCACCTGCAAGGTTGCCATCACCGTAGATTGCTTTCATTAAAGCAGTAGCTTCTGAAGTTGAAAGGATACCGTATAATTGACCCATTTCACCAGCACTTCTAATTTGCTCAACACTATCAAACACTGAGTCTGCTGTCATTGGAACTGAATCAGTAGTTGAATCAGTAAAGTCAGTTGCCATTGCAGTTAGTACTACTGTATCAAACTTCTTAGCAACAGCGTTACCAAGTACACGACCAAGCTCTTGTGGGTCCAAACCGTGTGCATTTCTAACTACAGAACGAGAACCAATTGGGTTAACTGCAATTGAGTTGTTAGTATCTGTAATTACTTGTGCTGGAAGGTCTGTGGTTGCCGAATCATCTGTGTATTCAGTTGCATCTACTTCGCCTAGTAATGGAACTTGTGCTGATGCAGAACCTGCGCCAACATTAATAATTGGTACTAATTGACCAGAAAGAAAAAGACTTTGTTCTTGTGCAGTATACAAAGCCGCTGCCTTTGTAGGTGTCACTAGTGATTCTAGTGAAAAACCTGATAGATATTCATTTGCCATGATATTCTCCTATTAAATTTAAATTAAACCCCTAACACGAGCTTCTTTATATTTTGCTCTATCTTCGGGATTGTTCATATCTAAAGCTTCAAGGTCGAACCCATTACTTACTGGTTGTTGTGCGCTCATTGCATTTGATGTTCCAGCTCCTTTTGGACCTGCTTGTACAAAGTGAGGGTTTGATTGTAGGAACTCTCCTACTAATTCATGGACTCCCATTAAATCACCTGCCTCTGTGTATCTAGGTTTACCAGTATCATCTAATACTTCAACCTGACCATCTTCTGCATTAAGTTTAACCCTATCACCAAGTAGTCTTACTACTTGCTCTGGGCTAATTGCTTTTCTAGCACTTGCTTCGTTTAACAAAGCACCATTAACCTTAATGTTTCTAAGTTCTTGCTCTAAGTTTGAAATAACTGCATCTTTCTTTGTTACAGTTTCTTTCAAGATAGAATCGAACTCACCTCTTGCTTTCTTTTCATTTAAAGCCTTCTTCTCTTCTTGAGCTATAAGTTTCTCATAATGTTCAACATCGATGCTACCGTACTTTTTGTCGTACTTGTTGCGTTCTCTGTCTACTCTTTGAGTAATTAACTTATTAACCTCGTCTTGAGTAAAAGTCTTCTCTACCTGATTTTGTTCTAAAGAAGTTTCAGTATCTTCTATTGCGGCCTCATTTACTGTCGGTTCAGTCATTTGTTTTACCTCTTAATGAATTGAGTTAATAAAAACCTCCTTTACGGAGTAGTCGTTGTATTTAGCGATTGTTCTTCCTGCACTAGAGTATCTTCGTCAATATCGTCTAAAATACCTTGTAAGTCCTCTGTATCAATCATAAGCTTCGCTAATTTCTCTTCTAGCTTTCCTAATATCTTAGTATTGCTAGTAAGTGTTTGTGCTTTTTCAATAAGCAACAAATCGTTTTGTGTGTCGTGTGCATCAAATGAATCTGGGTACTGTATATTAATATCTTCGTTTGAATAACCCATCATTGTTGCGATGCATTCCCACACTTGTTCTTCAGCTAATTCTAAATTATCTGCTTTCTCTGCTAGTCTTGCATTTAATAAACGGAATTCTGTTTCCATTGCAACACCAGACATGCGACTAACTTCTGCAGTTCTAATTGAACCTACATTTGCCATCTTGTTAATTGAATCAACTTTGTCTTTAATACTTGCTCTAATACTATCAAGTGATTGTGCATTAGGTTGTAGTAAGTAAGGCTTTGTTTCTGAAGAGATGTCATCTGGTATTTGGATAATTGCACCAGCACCAGCACCTGCTTGTGTTTCTGCTGTTTTAACAAGTGATGGGTGTGAACTTAATCTAACAATTTGTTCAATCTCACTATTCTCGTTGAATATTGCTTTTTGCATATCTGCAATATCGTTAATATCACTTACTCCAATACCGGGCACACTATCTCTTTGTGCGTACACACAAACAGCATTAATCTTCATGTATGGATTCTCAACAGTTTCGACAAATACTTGTTCTTCCTGCCCATCGTATTCTTCAACACGAATTGTATCTGTATGTGTTGGGTAATAGCACTTGTACAAGTTTTCAGCTAGTTTTACTTTTAAGTGAGTTAACATCTTGGATCCATTATCCATTGCTGTATATTCCCAATCAATTACATTAAGTGGGTTCATTACACTAACATAAGGTCTTACATCTTGGTCTAATTCGTCTTGCCTAGTTGTTAACTCTACTGGTGGTCTATCAACTATAATCCACGAATGTCCAACAATACTTGCTAATATAGATGCTTCTTTCATGAAGTTATTAAAACCTCTACCTTCTCTATCTGCATCTTGCAAGAACTTGTCTACTACTGGGTCATTAGCTAATGGGCCTAATTCTCTTACTGGTTCGTTTTGGAATATAAATGAGTTGTAAATTTGTACAACTGATTTACAATGATTATCTAGTGGTGTTTGTTCTTTTCTCTTGTTGTACTGGTCGCCAGTTTCAAACACATATCTTGCCAAATAGTCTTGTGACTTATATGCATATCCGCCTCTGTAACTATTGTAATAAAACAGCCATTCCTCAGCGAGATGTTGATACATCTCATGTGTTTGTTCTAAACTTTCTTTTGTATATGCCATAATAAACTACCTGTTTGTGTATTTATGTTAATAAGTCTGCACGCCCCACACCTCATTGGGTCTTAGCACTGGTATATCCCTTTTAATAGGATATATAAACTCAATCATATAACCTATAGCGTCGTTCATATGATCGTAGCCCGAATCCTTATCAGGAATTTGTGTACCTTCTTTGTATGTTTGTTTTTGTAAACCATCGATAATCTGTTTACATTTAGGGTCAATAGTAATCTTTACTACATTACCACTGCTTTTCAATGCCGAGTTAACTGCATTAATTCTGTCTCTTACTGCTGGATGTTTCTTTCTGTGTTTAACTATAAATCCAGCATTTTGTAATATTGAGATATCTGTTCTACCATTAGCCGAAGTCTTTCTTTGTGCTCCAGCTGGGTCTGGGTATATTAGTATCTTTTTATCTGGGTATCTGTTTTTAATTTCTTCAACTAATTCGTCTGTATTACTACCGTATATAACAATCTCATCAATGAAATGCATACCATTATCTTTTAATACAGCAACACCTGCTGATATTGGGTTAACGTTAAAGTCGCATCCAATGTACAGTACTTTGTGTTTGTCTAAGTCATCTGTAAATGGTTTAACATTTACTTTAGTATCAAAGTTGTAGTATATCTGCCCCGAGTATGTTTCAAAAGATGCTTCGTACTCTTGTCTAAATGTGCGCTCATCCAAGTCCTTACGAGCTTGTTCTATTTCATGTTCTGATACTCTTCCACCTTGTATAGTAGTGAACTGCCATGATTTCCATTCGCTTTCGTGTTCTTGTTGCCCACGCTGATATAAATCATAACTCCAGTTACCTTGTCCTGCTGGTGTTGTAATGAATAATGCACTGCCGTTCTTATCAGATAATGTTGGACGCAGTACTTCAGTCCATGCTTCTTCTTTCATATAAGAGAACTCATCCATAACAATGAAGTCAAGTCCGATTCCACGCAAGCCATCGAAGTCATTTGCACCACCTAATGATATAGTTGAGTCATTTACTAAAGTAATGGTTAAGTCTTGCTCGTTTGTACTTGCAATCCAATTTAACTTGTTGAGTTTCTCTTTTAGTTCTTTCCAAACAGTTCGCTTTGCTTGTTTATATGTTGGGGCAACATAAAATGCTTTTTTGTTTGGCTCTCTACAGTTTTTAGCAAGTTCTCTCATTGCTAAGTATGTTTTTCCGAAACGACGCCCACATACAGCAACTTTAAATCTGCTGTCGTCTGCTGTTATTGTTTCTTGTCCTTTACTTAACATTAGAAGTTATCATCATCCCAAGGTAGCGGTTGTTTGTTGTCTTCCACTTTAGGTCCTTGGTCTGTTTGTCCTAGCATGTTTTTACCTAGCCATATTAACAACGGAACATTTCCATTCATAGCTTCTTCTAATTGTTTAGCACGAACCTTTTGTTTTGTTCTTTCTTTCTCGCTATCAATAACACCTCTAAAGACATTGCGGAACGTTGAATAGTTAACACCAAAGTATCTTGCCATCTCTGATGCTGGACAATGTAGTCCTGCTAACATTCTAACTTCTTTTTCTTCAATCACAACAGTACGCTTTTCACGGACATGTCTAAATTCATATCCTTTTTTAGTGACTTTGTACTCTTCTTCTTTAGGCATTATGCTGATTTATCAACAATGTTAATCCTGAAATATCTTTCTTCGGTAAGACCTTCATCTGTTGTTATACGATTTGTTACAGTGTATTGTCCATGCGGTGTTCCACCCGATACAATTATCTGTGTGTATTTTGTATCAGTATCAATTGAACTTGTACTTTCTGTTAATGGGTCTGTGTCACCACTTATTGTACTAATAGTCCAAGTACTTGATGCAATGTTGTCTCCGGTTGTTAACCATTCCGACCAATCAATTGAATAATCAATTACAGCTTCGCCATCTTTTTCTGCATAACTTCCAATTGTATCTGTTGTAAAACCTTTTATCATTGTTTACTCCTATGCGGCTATTCTATTATTGTCTGTTCGTTTTGCAATCAACACTCTGTCTTCTTGAGCAATTGTTAATGTTCTTTTAACACTCGGGGTTACTGCTCGTACTACAGTTGCTATTGTTGATACAACAGTTTCGATATTTATATTGGCTGTTGCTTGCTTAGTAGATTGTCCAACTGCTGTAGTTGAACTAGCTAAGGTAATGTTGGCACTAACTTTTCTTATAGGAGATGCCTGTGCGGCTATTGATGTTAGTAATCCTATTTCTGCATTACCTTGCGATTGGACTGCACTTGCTACTGTAACTGAAGTAGTTAAAGCGATACTACTACTTGGGTATACTATACGCTGATATGCTAAACTTAATCCATTTAAAATAGATATCGAAGCTGTTGCACCTACAGTTAAACTACCCGATGCTGTAACAGAAGTAGTTAACGCAACAGATGCTGATGCGGATATTTGTCCTTCTGTTGATATCGAAACTCCAAAACTACTTGCAATCGAAGCTGTTGCACCTACAGTTAAACTACCCGATGCTGTAACAGAAGTAGTACTTGCAATCGATGCTGTTGCACCTAGTGTTAAACTACCTGATGCTGTAGTTGTTGTAGTTAACGCAACCGATGCTGAACCTGTAACTATGTTTTCGGCAGACGCTACAACAGTTACTTCTGTAGCTAATTCTATTCCGTCTTTTACATACCCTGATTCAACATATCCTTCTTGGACATATCTTCTTACATGTGCGTTAACTGTAGCCATCTATATTAGTCTAATGTAATATCTAGATCACCAGTTGCTATCGTGAACACATCATTTGTAGTAATTGCCTTCGATGTATCCAAGGCCGCCCACATCAGTTGATTTCCTGCACCATGTGTGCTTGAATCTACTAGCGCCATTGCAACTACTGTACCCCAAGAGCCAGTTGCTGTATCAAACGTTACTGTACCTGAGTTTGAAGTTGCTCCGCCTGATGCCGCTGAAAATGAAACTGCTTTTCTTGTATATCCATTTGCATTTGTTACTTCAGTACCAGCAGTACCATCAGTTGGTGCTACTGTGTATAAAGCTACATACACTGTTGGTGCTGTATAAGCAGTTGTACCTAACGCGTGGTCAAGTAGTTTGTTTTCTAAATAATCCGTTGCTGAACTCATTTGTTATATCTCCTATATTAAAAATTAATTGTAGCATTTAACCCTGCTACGGGGGTTCCCCTCTTAGTCTTCTTCGATAAATGTTTCACCAGTGAAGTCTTCAAGTGTTCGAATCATCTTTTCCATGTTGATTCTTACAGTCTTACCTGTGTTCTTATTCACTGAGTAGTATTCCCATTCACCTGCGTCATTATGCGGTGATATCTTAGTAGCATTTCCTGCTTCGTCTTGTACATATACTTCTGATGAACCTGCATCGTCTTTAGCGTATATGTGCGAACCATCACTACGAGTACTAGGGTCACTACTAATGTTCTGTAAGAAGATTTCATTAAGTCTTGATTGTCCTGCATCTCTGTCTGCTACAAATGCTTGTTCATAACTGTGTCCTTGTCCTACAGCATGAAAATGTCTGCACACATCTGGATTATGTGTTCCACTGCCGTTTGCAGTATATCCACGACTACTGTATATGTCTAAATCATTTGCTGTGAATGTAGTTCCACTAGCGGCATTCACTTCAATTGTTGCCGAGTGTGCTGCCGCCTCTGTAATGGTTAAATTACCTGTGCCGGTTGTTCTCATATCTAGAACATTCTGTGCTCCATTAGCATTACCTAATGTTGAGTTCGATGACCCAGAGTTTATTACTTTAGTAAACAATGCATTCTGTGGACCTCTTGATAGTGCTGATGATGTGTTAGTTGAATCTTTTCCATTTAAGTCCAAGTTAACAATCATTTGATTTCGCCATCTATCACTACTACTACTTGAGTCTGATTCACTGCCATCAATCGTTACATCCAAGTACATTGAATTAGCATATTGTCTTGTCCCAAATACTGCTGTTTGGTCTACCCAATGCATAAGGTTTTTAGGATTGTTTGATGGGGTTACTGATGTATCTGAATCATGTGCCAACATTGCAATACCTGTGCCGTTGGCTGTAAGTTCTAAATTATCATCTGTAGTATCTACAGTTAGTACATTGTTTGTAACAGATAAATCACCCAAGTCTGCACCACTGCCTCCGCTTTGTGCAACCCAAGCATAGTCTCCGCTTGTCCAACTTAATACATAACCATCAGTTGGGTTTGATTGATTTAAATGTGTATCGACATCACTATTACTATAAGTTGTTCCATTCGATGCTGATGTAATTCTTCCTTTTGCATCAACTGTGATATTTGCATTAGTATATGAACCTGCCGAAACTGCTGTATTTGCTAATGTTAATACTGCACTACTATCAATGGTAGCATCACCACTTAATGTTTGTGCTGTGCTTTGATTTGATGCATTACCGACAAACATATTGCCTGCATCTAAGTTAGGTGTTGCATTTGTTCTTCCTGCTCCACCAACTTTAATACTACCTGCACTAGCATGTACTCGTTGTACACGACCAATGTTTTGTAGGAGAGAACTTTCGCCTGTTGGTGCTGTGGTTGTTAATGTACCCGGTGAAGTCGACACATATAAAGTATCGCCTTCTGCCCATCCTGTGTGGTCTGTTTTAACATCATACAATGTACCGAATGTAACAATCTCTACACTAGCATTATCATTAGCATCTGCGTACACAATACCAAATGCTGGCATCTTACTACTATCATTGGCATCTGCTAATGCTACTGTTGGTGTGTTTCCGTCAACACCTGAGATGTAAACTACTTCGCCTTTAGTAATTGTCGCGCCTTCATCATTCGTAGCAGTAAATCTAACAGCACCATTTAAATCCCCAATGAAGTCATCTGCTGTAATAGTATATCCTGACCCATCTAAGTTACCACCTAGTTCTGGTGTAGTATCTTCTGATAATTCTGTTGTAACAGCACTAGTTTGTGTATCAACATATGATTTGGTTGCCGCATCTTGTGCTGATGTTGGATCAACTAAGTTATTAATTCTATATGTAGACTGTGCATCTAAGTTACCACTTAGTTGTGGTGAAGTATCTTCACTAACATTTTGTAAAACGTTTGCTAAGTCAACACCATCTACTGTTCCAGTTACAGCAATGTTACCCGTAACAGATACACCCGAACTATCTGTTGCCAATTTAGGTGAGTTGTCGTAATAAACAGTTACAGCACCATTTGTTGCAGTTGTTAAGTATGTCTCGGATCCATCATATGTCTTTAAGTTAACTTCTTGTGCTTGTATGTTTAGGTTACCTGTTCCAGTTTCTGAAATATATGAATTTGATCCATCGTGGTATATTTCTAAATCATTACCAGCACCGAACTGTGCTTTATCATTGTCTTTAAATGATATATTGTTTGAATTAGTGTCTAAGTTACCGCCTAACTGTGGGGTTGTATCTTCTGATACATTCTCTAACTTATCTGTGTTTAAATTCGTGAAGTTTGCATCGACATCTGTTGCCGTTAATATAGTTCCATCACTTCGAAGTGTTATTGTTGACAAGGATTACCTCCTGGGGTTGTATATACTGTTGTATTTAGTATTTATAATACCAACTTGGGGTTTTACCCTAATCTATTTTAAAGAACTTGTGTATGTTTGATGTTGATGTTTGCGTGTCTAATTGATCTTCCATTACAATATCAAAGTCTGTATTGTTAAACAACCTATTCCATCTTCCTAACATTCCGCTCGGTACATCATTACCTTTCATTAATTGTTCTAACATATCTGCAACTATTTCTTCTAACGTGTAATGTGGTTTACGACCTTTCTTTGGAAACTTACTTAATGGAACATATATCCAATTATGTGCTGGGTTGTTATTAACACATCGAGTAATGTCTGAAGCTACATCTCTTACATGAATTAACAAACGTTTTTGTTCTTTAGCCGACATCTTATAATACACTGTGCCCTTTTTAAACCCAGGTCTAGCGGACATCTCTTTGGTTTCATAGTAATGGAATTTCATTTTTTTTATACTCTATTCTAGTTATTTTATTATATTTATATTTATGATTATACAATCACAAAAAAACCCCAACTTAATGGGGTTTAGGGTGTAACAGTTGTTTTTATGGAGTATACGAACAAGCTATAAGAGCAACTGTTACAGTGAGTGCAATATAATAAATTTTTTATATAAGGAAGACCATATGGCTGTATAGTCTGGGGCTATTGCACTCAAAGTTATTTATGAAAAGTCTTCTTCGAACTGTTTTTCTTCAATGTAATTAACTAAATCGTTATCAAGTGTTTTTGGAACTTGTATTAGTTCTTTTGTTTTGTTATTAAAGTAATAGTCATGCCCAGTTACTTGTAAATGTGTTAGTAGTTGTCCTAAGTCGTAAGGGGTAAGTTTTTTAGTACTAAATTTCATACTATTAATTAGTCACAAAAAACCCCAATTAAGGGGTTTTAATGTTACGCTGTCTCTTCTACAAGTTACCTACATCGTTGCCCCATTCAGCAACAGTTACACCGTCTTTTTTAATATATGCTTTATATGCCATAACATCACGGTCAAGATTAGCAGTGCGACGGAAAATCTTTGCTTCTGCTTCTTCTAGTGTTTTACACCAATTATTTGAATACCAGCCATTGTAATCTGACTCAATATCTTTTAACAATCTACTGTATATGTTAAGTTCAACTTGATACTTGCTCATCACGCTGTCTCCTTGTTTAATTAATGTGTGTATATTATAACACAACTAAATCAGCAGTCAACCTTCTTTAGTCACAAAAAATCCCTCTAGGATATTTGAATAGGAAAAGACTCTAGAGGGATTAGGGTAGGTTTATTTTGCACTTCTGGAAAACCTTAAAAACCAGAACGGAACGAGCCTTATGAAATACCCGTTTGTGCTATATGAAGTCCCTTTTAATTATACACAATCTTTTTGGGTTGTGTTATTTTTTCTCCTTAATGCATGTATTTTTGAAAGTACTATTTGTTTATTAATCAATTCATCTTTAGTAGTCCACCGTATTCCATGGGCGTGCATTAGTTTACCTTGTTCTCTTTTAACAAATGTAATGTACTCGGCTGTATCTTCGTTGTAAACTCCACTGTGCATACTCGAAGGTATTAAAACTATATTAGAGTTATCTGCATCTTTCTCTTTAAGTTTTTCTTCAAGTCTCTTAATTGTTATTCCTGTATCTTTGAATTTCATGTTATCTCCGTTATTATTAAAATTCGTTGTTGTATTAAGTTGAATTATACACACGTTAATCTAGGTTGCAACCGTTTTATCTTTTTTGATTTAACTTGCGTTGTTCAGTCCATGAGAGTGCTCTTTCGGTATCATGTTTTGGATTTGTATATAAGTCTTGTCCTTTACATCCTCTTGCTTTTTGCCTTTCCGAAAGTGTGCCGTTTAATATAAAAGAGTAAGTCCAATCCTGAAACATTATTGCACCTTCCCATGATTTTTCTTGTGGGTCCCACCAAACTGCTACTGCTGTTCCAGGCTCGATTGATTTCTTTTCGTTATTTGAATTTGCTTTTAATCTGCACTTACCTAAGTACGGCACTGTATCAATCCCTTTGCAGTGGTTAATTATTTCTTTTCTGAATTGTAGCACTTCTGCTTTGCCTTGCTCCGGTATGTGCTTGTAGAAATTAGAACGGTCTTTTGTAACAGGTGCAATAAATTCAACATTCTCGCCATCAACTAAATTAAATCTAATTGTGAACTTGTGTTTTCTAAATCCTTCATCATTAACCCAGAAGTGCATGATTGCTCGTTTGATTTCGTCTGCAAATCCACCGGGTTCGGTTTCTTGCGCCGCGCTACAACTAACCCTCTCTGTCCGAGAACATAATGCTTTTAAAGACGAAGTCTCACAAGAAGAAGAAGAAGTACAACTTCTGTCGGTGAGTTGCGAAGCAAATTCATCGACTTTATTTTCTTTATTATCTTTGTTTTCTTTATTATCTGTATTATCTTTATTATAATAATCTACGACACTTTTTTTATCAGCGGTATTATCTGTATTATCTTTATTATAATAATCTACGACACTTTTATCATCTGGTTTTGTTTGCTGTACTAGTTCTTGCTGTCGTTTTTGTATTTGGTTAAAAATATGTTCGGGGTTGTCTATTTTCATCTTGTAGCCTTGTTCGTAATTTATAGATATTTATTATATATTATTAAATACACTAAATATTACTACATTTATAACCAAAAAGGTAAAGTATGACAAGAGATGAAGCTAAAGCATTAGGATTAACAGAGTATGTTCCAGACAAGCCGTGCAGGCGTGGACACTGGCACAGAAATACAAAAGGTGGGTACTGTATTCCGTGTTACAAAGAATCAGTTAAAAAATACAATGCAAAACCTGAGGTTAAAAAGTACCACGCTGAAAAACAAAAGAAAAGGCGTGCAGAGCAGGGCGATAAGTACAGAGAATATATCAATGCTTATATGCGTGAGTACAACAAAACTGAAAAAGGCAAAGCTTATCGTGCAGAACTCAAACGAAGAAACAAACAGAAAAAAAATCTTGGAAGCACTAAAGAGTAGTTACGAGTTTAAAAATGGGCATACTGCTAGTCACTCAATGAAGTACATGAATATCTATGTACATAATGATGTGTACATTGCTTTAGAGGGAAAGAGCTTTCCCTGCCCACATTGCGATGAAGTTTCGTCAGAAAGACCTTATTTAACCCATACTTACAACAAGTTCAAGAAACGGTGGCGGGGGAAATGCAACCACTGTAGTAAGAAGTTTACTTATTAAAAGCTTTTAGGTAATGCTTTACAGCCGGTATAGCAATACACATTACTGCTTCAACATCAATTACAACATCAATTGATACTATATCCTTTTTTTGTTCTTGTATAGCAACATCAAGAATATATTCTAGATCATCGATATCGTCGTAAAAATTCATTCCTTTTAGTCTTTTAACATCAATTGTTTTTGCATTAGGACTATCTGTTTTATACAAATGTATTTTGTCAAGGAAGGTTGCTTCAAACTCGGTTTTATTTTCAACTGAGTTTATTATTCTGGACCACTTATTAAATAACTTGTCGTACTCAGTGTTTGACAAATACATTATCTTTTTGTTCTTGATCTTGATTTAGGTACAGACATTCCTAAAAATAATCTCATACCTCTATTGAAACTTTTGCTATGCGAGCTAAAATCTCTTCCACCACGACGAGCATAATTGTATCCTTTTCTGTGTCCAGCACACGTTGATTTGCAATTAGCACCCCTAAAGGTAAGTGGTTTTGCTGTTTTTCTTATTTTAGCCATTGCTCATACTCCCACTTACATATAGATCGTTCAAATTTGATACGGTTTTGTTTTGATTTGATAGCATATTAACCTCCGTTAATTAGAATGATTACAATAGTACTTAGCAATCCTGCAATAACTGTTCCTGCTGTGCCTATCAAAACTTTAGTCATTGAACTATTACCCTTGGTAATTTCTTTAAACAATTGATCTAAGCCAGTTTCGATTTTATCTAATCTAGCATTAATAGATTGGTATCGAAGTTCGCACTTCTCAACATGTATTGCTAGGTTTTCGTGTTCTGCTTCTGTTGTATCTGAATGTGACATACCCTTACACTCCACTTGTCTTTTAATTTAATTGCCATTTACTTTGCTTGTGTATCGCATTTGCACACACAAGGTTGTTGTGGGCTCATCATATGCATCATTTGTTGTGGCATTTGCATCATTTGTTGAAAGAACGCATATGTGCTAACACTTACAATCATTAATGTAAGAAATACAACGGTACACTTTGACCACTTTGATTTTATTTTCATTTTAACTTTTCCACGTTAAGTAATTCATATTTTATGGACAGTTTGAATTAGTGTAATTTAGTCCGCTACAAGCAATCGTTTGTTGCTGTGTAGCTGTTGGCTGTGTTAAACTAGTACATCCTTGAAACATAGTGTTTAAACTACTAGAACATGTAACTGAGTTATCCGGTGTGCCAATAACGTTAGAAGTATTAATACCAGCTAAACATTCCAGATTCGCACAATCTCTTACAAAATTAGCAAAACTACCAGTAGCAGTTGCGTTGCTTGTATCATATGCTGGCAAATATTCTAAATCGTCGCAACTGTAAAACATTCCGATAAAATTACTAATATTACTAGTGTCGAATGCTGGAAAAGTTGTACAACTATCACAATCTCTAAACATATATTCGGCTGTTATACCACTTGATAAATCAAACGAAGGGAAAGATGTGACAGAATTATTACCATAAAATGTTCTATAAAAATTAGTACCATTCGACAGATCATATGTAGGATAACTTGTAATACTCGAACAAGATATAAACATATTAGAAAAATTTGTGCCGCTACTAGTATCAAGTGAAGGTCCAGTAGTTAAACCCGAACACTGTCCGAACATACCGCTAAAGTTTGTACAATTTGCTAGTTTGTATCCATTCAATCCTGTAACTGTAGTTAAACTCGAACATTGGTTAAGCATCCAAGATGCGTCTGTTATATACATTCCAGTAACATCAGTTGATGCAACAAAATTAATTTGTTGTAAATTAGCATTGTTCATAAATGCTTGGTACCAGTTTTGAATACCCTTAAATGCGCCAATATCAACTCTAGTAACACTAGTATTAGAATTAATATTAAAAAGTTGCGGATAACTGCCGTTAGCAGAATACAATCTTGCTGGCGATGATGATACATCATACACATTAATAGTTAACGGCGACGATGATGAGGTATATGTTGTAAAACCGCTTCCGTCGCCTGTGTCAACAGCAATATCAAAATCATAATCGATACTAAAAGTTCCACCATGTATTTCGGCTGTAAATCTTATGTCATAAATAGAAAACGTTACAAGCGAAGTGCTTGTATTTTCTAAAATATCAAAATTGTAAGTAGTTTCTTCAACAACACTAGCATCCCAAGTTATATAATAGCTGTTTCTATTGGTTATGTTTGTAAAATTTGTCTCAGTATAATCGAAGCTCAAAGTATCATCTACAATAGTTGTAGTAGTAACATCAATAGTTGCTTTTAAATTGTCTGCAGAATCATATAGATATAAATTTCCAGTATTTGCTGAAATATTTTTGTTAAAGGTAATATCTATAGACCATTGAATTTCGTCTGCATATATGTCTTCCGTTGCAGTTATAGAATCAAAAGAAACACCCGATGCTGTATCGAATGTGTATGCCGATGGTGTTGTTGTATCGTCCATACCGCCATAATACCAACCGCTATTATTAGCTATTTCAAATGCATTGCTATCGATAAAAATTTTATAATCACTGTCGCCGTCTAATTCGTCAGTGGTAAAAGTTGCAACATTATCTTGGATCGTAACATCTGTTGTAACATCATATGTGCTATGCAAAACTGCTGATGCACCAGTAATATCATAAATTTCAATATTACCTGTGGTAACTGCCAAATTGTAATTAAATGTTATAGCAATTTCGGCTATTGAATCAACATTACTCGACGAAGTAGACGAATCGTATGTTATTGATTCAGGCAATAACGCAGTTTTTGTTGTAAATGTATAAGGTGTTTCGCCACTTGAATCGCTCATACCCTGGTATAACCAATCACCGGTGCTATCGCCGAAAGTACCAGAATCAATAAAAATTTTATAATTGCTTGTTTGGTCAAGTCCTGTTACATCAAAACTTACATCTGCCCCAGATAATGTTATATCTGTTGTAACATCATATGTGCTGTGCAATACATCACTTCCACTAGTGGTATCATAAATTTCAATATCGCCTGTGTAAACTACTAAATCATCACGATTAAAAGTAATTTTAATAGTTGGATTTTTATTAACATCTGTGTTATCAGAGATATCGTCGTAAGTTATAGTATCAGCTGTTGGATATTCTCCAGTGCCGAAAATTAAATCAGTATCTGCTGAAATACCGGACCATGGATGTCCGCATCTATATGTTAAGCTACCAGAATCGGCTAGTATGTAATACATACTATCTTCATCTAATTTTATCGTTGGATTTAATACTAAAGTATTTCCTTCGATGTAAACTATTCTATTAGTATTATCGTCATCAAATGTTGTTTCGACATCAAACGTTTGATGCAGTGTATCATCGTCTTTGTAAATGTGTATATTTCCAGTGCCTAGCGCAATAGATTCATCAGCTTCGAAGAAAATGTTTGACATTACATCTATTTCGAGGTTGTTATGTAATGATACTCTTGAACTAGAGTCTTTGTCGCCACCTTTTGCGACAGGAGCCAGTTCTTCAACAGTAAATCTTAGTTCGTTAACATCAGAAACAGCTGGATTCGACACTGACGAAAGCCCACAGTTATGTGCTTCAAATGTTACTACACCAGCATCCATTGTAACAAAATAATCATACCCAGTATCAAGTGTTGAGCTATAGTCTTTAGTAAGATTACTACCGCTTATTGTTGCTGTAGTAACATCAAATTGCTGAACACTTGTAGTTGATCCATCGCCGTTATCTTTGTGCAATGTAATATTACCAGTGTTGGCAGTAATCGGATGATTAAATGTAAGTTTTAATTGTGTATAGCAACTATCGTCTAAAGTAATAGTAAAAGTTGGTGCTGTTTCTAATGTAGCAGTAGGTTGTGTTATAACACTTGTACTAGGATTTTCTATAGTTGTAAAATTCCAAGTAGTTGGTAATTCAATGGCCTCGTTTACACAATCATCGCAATATTCGATAACCCCTTCATCCATTAAAATATAATAGTTTACTCCTTCATCTCTTGTTGCAAATGGTAATTCAACAACATTTTTATCAATAACAATCGATGACTCAGTTAACGTTTCGACAAGCGTACCGTCGCTTTTATACAAATGAATATTGCCCATGCCGGCTGTTAAGTCTTCATACAAATAATCATCGTACTCAAATCTTATGTAGTAACTTCCGTGAGTTGATGCTTGTGCAACAGATTGTTCTTTTGATAAAGTTGGTGTAGTTTCTTCTTCGTCGTCAGTGTATAAACCAGAAACAGTCAAATAGCATGTCTCTGGGTCTGGGTCTGGGTCGGGTTCAGCTGGCTCGCCTGTGTCTGGGTCTATTGTATTTGGAACCCAGTTAGTACCATCCCAAAACAGTACAGAGTTAAGTGCGGGCGCATCAGTTGTTGTATCAACATCTGTTAAATCATCAATTAATGTTGGTGCTACAACTGTTGCTCCTTGTGTTGCTGTAACTAAATCATCAATAAAGTCTTGGTCTGCAACTAGTGCTTCAGCCATTTGTTCTGTTGCTGATCCGCCGGTGCTACTTGGGAAGAAGTCATTAAGTATTGCATCAACAAGTGATGTACTATCGTCGCCGTCAAACAACACATCTAAGTTATTTAAAAGTGTTAACAAACCTAATTGTAATAGACTATCGCCGATAGAAACATCATCAGGTAAGTTATCTGGTTCTTGTACTGGAACATATGCTATTAACCCACTCACAGCACTAAATGGACCTGTTGTTATGTTGTTTAGCCCTCTTACTTTAACATATAAATCTGTCTGTGATAATCCAGTAACAGTTAAACTAACTGCATCATTTTCAGTGTAAGCACTTCCATCTGTATTTGATTGTGTGCCTATCAATCTGTATGTTCTATCTTCGTCGTTGCCGACACCAGTATCTGTTGTGTACCAAAATTCCATTGCATCAACAATACCACTTGGAACAACAGCATCAATAACAATGTTTGGTGTTGCTCCTCTACTATTATTAGTTACTGTTGGTGTGTTTGGTGTTCCGATACTACCGATAGTTAATAATCCATCGTCTGTTTCAATATCAAATTCTTCAATATTGTATGTGTAAACATCTGCATCATATTCGATACATTTAAAATTAAGAACTATAGCATCGTTTGTATCAATTTCGCTAACACTTACAACTCTAAACAGTTTATTTGTGTAGCTATACACACTTGAAGTTACATCAATAATCTCACCAGCTTTGATGTGCATGTAACTGTAATCAGCTTTGAAACTTATAATCTTATCGACTCTACTTTGTTTTAAGTCTAATAACCCAACATACAATGCAGTTGATTGTTTATTAGTAAATGGTAATACCATTTGTAATTGATTGTTTGGTTCATAATCAAACAAATCAGCTTCTGGTATTTCTATTTTTACAAAGTCTGTTTGGTCTAATATATCTGTGTTTTGGTATTGTACTTCGGCAACGTTAAACAAGTTACTTAATGAACTTCCAGTAACATCGATATTGGCTATAATATTACTATCGTCAAATGAAGCTACACTACTGCCTGCTTCGTTAATTACTGTTTTCCAAACACCATCGTGTATGTCGTACGACAACCATGCACCTGCGGCTTTTGTAAATGCTTGCATGTTGTTTAATACATTGGTGCTAGTATTAACCAATCCATTAATTTTTGCTTGTCCTACTTGTGATGTGCCACTGGCATCTGTGTACGAAAATCCAGTGGTGACATGTGTGTTTAAATCCGAAAGTCCACTAATGTCACTACTTGATATTCCAGCACCATAAACTGTATTAGTCATGTAGTCGTTAAGTACATCGCCCGGTAAATCCATACTATTAGTAATATGGAATACACATTGTGGGAGTCCTGTAACATTTTTAGCTCTGTTGTAATTTACTTCAACAATAGCATATATCAATCCTGTCATTGGATGTGTAGTTGATGTCCAATCATCCATTAATGTATCAGGTGCTGGACCACTATTAAGTGCTGTGTATTCTTTGTATAAGTAGACTTTTATAAGTCCATTAGCACTTGGGTCCTGATTACCATTACTATCTATAGTTTCATCAACAGTAAAGCCATCGGTATCGAAAACTACGCGGTTATTGTTAAGATAAACGTTGTTTAATGTGTAACTTGATGCAGTGCCGCCAATTGTATCGCCGGTTATTTCACTAAGTGTTAATACAAAACGCATTTGTTTATAATCAGAACTTAATTGTGCATCTGTGATGTTACCACTAAAATATGCACTACCGTACAATACTGGTATTTTGTTTTCTGGGCTAGGGTCTAGTTGTAAGCGAACGCCTTCGTCGATTGTTTCGGTACTTGTAGTATCATTTACATTATCGCTTAATAAACGACTAGTGTATCCTAATATTGCAGTCTTAGCAATTGATGCTCCTAAACTGTCGCCACTTAAAAACCCAACTATACTACTAAAAAAACTCATTACTTAGGTGCTCCGAAGTTATAATTTGATTTTGATAAAGCATAAACTCTATCCATGCTGTTTTCGTCACTAAAATCATTAGGGTTTGTTCTACGACCACTTACTTTCTTGCTTAGTAATTCAACAATACTATTGCAGTTAAGTGTAATAATTGTTTCTGCTGTTCTTGTAGTGTTGTTTACAGCATCCGAAATACCATAATTTGTAACAATACCTTTAAACTTCATTGTTGGATTTGATGGTAACGTTAATAAAGTACCAGTTGTATCAAATAATCCTCTGTAAACTTCTATTGTGCTACCCTTAATATCGTTGTCAAGTAATGTTGATACTTCGCTACTTGGTATCCCACTTAATGTAATTGTTAATTTACTTGGACTTGCTTGTAGTTCATTAACAGTTTGACTAATGTTTAATAAATTTCCTATACTAGTGTATGTTGTACTATCAAATGTTACCGAAGAACTATAATCACTAATAGCTTCAGTACCATGATCTGGAATAACCCATTTTACAAACATAGCGGTTTCTACACCGTGGTAAGAACTTAAATCTATCATACTAAATTCTCATGGAAAACAAATGGCCCACTCCAACTAACTTGGTTTCTAGCATTAATAGTCCAAGTAGGCATTTGAATACATATCACATCCCATGTCTGCCCGCTTGTAAATTGCCCATTATGTAACCAACTAGTATAACCACTGTTACTAAGTGCAACTGTTTCTTCAGTATAACGGTTCTTTGTTTCAATTGTTTCAATGTAGTCAGCAACATCATCCCATGGCATACCGTCTGGTAATTTAACTGTAAACGTTGTACCAGTACTACCTCTACTTGTTGCTCTAACTGTTCCATTTCTTGAAACAGTTTGTCCTACTATATTTTTAGTGTCAGCACTAATACTTTGTGCTGTGTCGAAAATCCATTGGAAACTCATAAGTTACTCCTAAGCAAATCTTGGTAAACTCTGTCTACCTTGTTCAGTTACTGCAAATATAAACTCTGGGTCCTGTGCTATTAGCGATTGGAAACTAGGTGCATCAACTGCATTAATATTGTAAGTAATGTTTCCTGGTTGCATAGGTGTTATCTCTGCTGGTCCACGAACAATCTCAGGTCCAGCTTCGCCAGCAATTCCATATCTGCCTTGAGGTATAATT